TTGGGCTGGTTTGCGCCCTTGTCGACCGCGGGGCAGCCCACTTCCATGAACCAGAAGGGCTTGGACTGGGGAACCCACGCCGTCGCTGTCGCGCTCTCGACGCCGCCTGGACGGTTGTAGTGCGCGTTCATCCACCACGACTTGATGTCCTTGTAGCGAAACACCCAAGGCTTGCCCGCACCGTCGTTGATCGGCGAGCGCACCTGCGCGTCGCGATCTGCTTGAGACGCGTAATACCAGTCGTATCCCTCGCCGCCCTGAACGTTGCCCTTGAGATAATCCAAGTCATAGATGGAGCGATGACCGGCCAGATAGTCCGCATGATCGCGCCCATCGCGCCAATCGGCGAGCGGCCAATAGACATCGAGTGCAATCGCGTCGATGGCGGACGATGACCACAGCGGATCAAGATGGAAATAGACGTCATGGCTGCCGTCGGGGGGCTGGTGGCCGAAGTATTCCGACCAATCCGCCGCATAGGAGACCTTCACCCCGACTCCAAGAACGGACTTCACATCTTGCGCAAGGCTCACGAGCGCATTGACGAAGGGATACGTTCCAGCGGCCGAGCGCACCCAGGTCAGGCCGCGCAGCTCCGATCCGATCAGGAACGCGCTGATGCCACCGGCGGCCTTGGCCAGATACGCCTGATGCAGCACCATGCGCCGGTAGGACCATTCATCGGGTCCCGAATAGACGACGCTGTCACCGGCGAGCGCAAAGTGCGATGGCGCCGCCGTGCCGACGAACGCAGCAATCTGAGCCGCCGCCGCTGCGGTTTTATCCGGCGAGCCCGCCATGCCGGGCGCGGGATGACACGTCATGCGCCCTCGCCAGGGATAGGTAGCCTGCTCTGCCCCGCCATAGGGGTCCGGCAACCCGTTGCCGGCGGGGATGTCCATCAGGACGAACGGGGTCAGCGTCACGGAGAACCCGCGCGCGGCAAGATCGCGGATTGCGGCGATCACCGTCTGGTCGGACGGCGTGCCGCCATACGCGGGCCGGCCATCCTTGAGGCTGACCTGATACGCCGTCGCGCGTGTGCGCCCGGCTACCGACCATTGCAGCGGCTCGGTTTGTGTCGTCGCGTTCTCGATACCTGGTACAATCTGGCAAGACCCCGCGCGCAGATCCGCTCCGAACCAGCTCACCACCAGGGAGGCCGCGTGCGCATTGGGCAACGTGGCCTGAAGCTGATCGATGCCGGCATCCCAATCCGTGCCCGCCTGGCGCGTGTGCACGTTGACGGCCTCAAAAACACCCTCCAGCACGGACTTGCTCACAGGCTCGGTCGCGTACACGAACTCGCCCGAGCCCGGAATGATGACGACGCCGCGAATGTCCGTCTCGCCCCCCGCGACACTGCGGTACACTTCAAAGGAGAGTTGGGGCACGCGGTTGCCGAAGCCAGCAAGTTCCAGGCGCTGGAAAACCACATGGGCAACGCCGCGAAACGCAGGAGCGTACTGCGCGCCAAGGTCGGCCGCGATCAAGCTGTCGGGCGCTTGCGTCTCGGTGCCGGTGTAGAGTCGCCACGTAATGTTAGAAAGATCGAGCTCGACGCCATCCGCCCAGACCCGGCCGATGCGCGTAATCGGTCCCTCGCACAGGGCAACCGCGAAGCTCGCATAGTAGCGGTATTCGGTCACCTGCGTGCCGCCGCCTGCTCCGCCAAGCCCCTTGCCGCTGCCCGAAGATTGCGAACTGGTGACGATTTCTTCCTCGAAGTCCTGCGCCCAGATCACCTGTCCGCCCAATCGCGCGCGGCCATAGAGACGGGGGATGTTCGCGCCTTCCGTCGATGCCGTGACCTGCAGATTGCTGAGCCGGGGACCTTCGACCGCGCGGCTCGCGCCGGAACTGCCAAACAGGGCGTTATCGACGAACGAGCCCGCCAGCGCGCCAATCTGACTGCCGATCGCAGCACCCGACAGCGTCGTGCCGAGGATGCCGATACCAGCGGGCAGCAGTGCGCTGCCGGCGGCTGCGCCAACGGCTGCAAGTGCAAGCGTCGCCATGCGTCATGCTCCAGGAAATCGAAAGACGGCTGCGATACGGCGCCGCCACCATGGCGATAGTGCCACTTCGGCCACCGCCACGCCTTCCATGGCGTGGATCATGGTGGCGGGCCCGGTGAGGATCGCCGCGTGCTTGGCGGCGGCTCCGCGCTTCATCCGGAAGATCACCACATCGCCCGGCGCGCGATCCTCGACAGCGATCTCGATGAGATGCCGCCGCGCGGCTTGCAACATCGCTTCGCCCTGATCGGTTTCGGCCCAATCAGGCGCGTAAGGGGGCGGCGCCTCGGCATCCCGGCCAAAGATCTCGCGCCAGACGCCGCGCACCAGGCCAAGGCAATCTGCGCCCACGCCCTTCAAGCTCGCTTGGTGATGATAGGGCGTACCGATCCAGCCGCGCGCGGTCGCGACGACAAGGGCCTGCCTGTGCGGATCCATCACGCCCCCGTCCGCCGGTTTGCGATGCGCGTGACGTAGTCGTTGCCGGGCATATCGGGAAAGCCGCGAAAATTGACAGCGTTCGAAAAACGCGTCGCGCAGGTCCCGATCCGCTTGTCGCAGCCGGCCGTCACGATGATCGTGTCGCCCGCAAACGGCGGACCCGATGCCTCGCTCCACAGCTCGATAGCGACGGCGCCCGAGGTCTTGATGTGGCTCTTGATCTCGATTCTCAGTCCATCGGACGAACCGCTCGCGAAGCGGGCGAGGCCACGGGTGAAAAAGCCGCTGGCGAATCCGTCAAGGCCAGCCATCTGAAATTTGCGTGCCGACAAGACGGCACTGATGGTGCCCGTCGCCTTATAGGCTGGCGCGTCGAGATTGAGACCGCAGCGCGCATCACCGAGATCCGCATCGCATGTGTATTGATAAAGCCTGCCCTTGGGCTGCTGCAGATAATGCGCCAGGCCACGCACTTCGGCGGTGAAGCTCGCACCGGAACGGCGCACCTCCCCCAGGCTACCCGTCCGCATCAGCGTGCGCTCTTCAGGATCCTGCCAGTTGACGCGAAAGATCTCGACGCCGGCATCGTCGTAACGGCCGGCCGCCAGATCATCTTCACTTAACGCGGCTGAACTGAGCGCGCCGGTTACTTCGAGATTGTCGACCGACAGCCCGAGCGCATCCGTCATCTCGCTGGCGGTGAACCCTGTTGCCGCCTCGAAAACCGTGCCCTCGAACGTGAGCGGCCGGTCGTGATCGGTGAATCCCTGCACGGCGCCGTCCTTGCGCGTCAGCCGCCAGCACCAGCACAGCGTCGTCGCGCCGCCATCCAAATGGGCTTGCAGCCCGGAGTTCAAATCCTTCACAGCCGGACCTCCACAATCGGAATGTTGGGAATGGCGCCGGACGCAAAGCCCGACAGATTGATCTCGAGTTTGTCCGTGTCGAAGCGCACCGGCACGTCGAACAGGAATCCCGCCGTCACGATCTGTCCTGTTGCCGGAATGGAGCCAGCAAGAAACGTCACCACGCCGGTCGCGTGATTGGCAGTGAAATGCGTCCCTTCCGTCTTGACGCTGCCGTTGACGCCAACCAGGACGCTGCCCTGCACCGGCTTCTTGATGGCCCGCGCATAGGGCGCAAAGGCTGCGCCGTACTGCTTGACGAGCGCAAACGCGGTTGCGGTTCCATCGCCCGTGCCGATCACCTGATCGAATGCCGCAGGCTCGCCTTGCGGCGCGCACGATTTCCAATCCGCGTGATCGCGCCAGCGAAAGCCGTGCAATCGGCCGCGCCGCTCTTCGAAGAAGGCGATGACGGCGTGAAGATCATCGGTCGACTTGACGCCATATCCTGCATTGTAGCTGCGGCGGCTGTCTGCCCACCGGCTGTTGCGCTCTTCAAATCCCGAGCCCAGTACGACGATGTCGGTTCGCCGCTCCGGTCCTCCTTGCGCGTTGCGCGAGATCGCGGTGGGAAAGCGGACTTCATGGAAGCTCATGGGGTGGCCTGTATGTGTTGGCTTTCGGCACGTGCGTGGGTAGGTAACGCTGATGCCGCCTTACAGATTGCGCCGTCCGAGCGCTGCGGCACGTGCGATCATGGCGGCGACCTGCGTTTCCGATTTGCGGAAGCTCTCCGCGTCGGGCGTCGAGATGTTGATGGTGATTGGCGACCCGCTCGTACCCGACGCTGCAACGCCAAGCTTGCCGTCGCGCCCGCGCGTCAGCGGTAGGATGGCTTCCGCTCCGCGTTCGCCGGCAAGCCCCGTCAGCCCGCCGGCCAGGGGGAATGTGAGGGGGCTTGAAATGACGCCGCCCGAAGCAAACGGCACCACGCTCCCGCGTTGGAAGGCTCCACCCTTGGCAAAGCCGAGGCCGCCCTTCAACGCGCCCGAGACCAGCGACCCGATGCCGGCCTGGATCGGTGCGAAGGCCGCCTTCAACACCACCTGCGACAAGCTCAAGGCCAGCGACTTGAATGTCTCGCCAAGGCTCTTGCCCTTGAAGGCGAGCCCTTCGAAGGCGCCGAGCAGCGAGTTTGCAAAGCGCTTGCCCGCGCGATCCGCGGCGTCGAGCTCGAGACGCAGCGCCCGCGTCTGATCCGCCGCCAAGGCAGTGGAAACCGCCACTGCATCCATACTGCCCGCCATACCGCTGGTGTCCGTCGTCGTACCGGTTCCGGTCATCGTCTACTCTCCTCGATCGGGAAACTGCTGCATCAAGCTCGCCAGCTCATGGCGCGACAGGGAGGGCCCGCGCGCGCCATCGCCGAGCCGGCCACGCAGCACCGCATCAAGTTCGCGCGGCGTCATGGCCCAGAAGTCGCGCGGAGCAAGTCCAAGCACGCCGAGCCCCAACGCCATCACGTCGTCCCAGGGAAAGGGCCAGGCTGCTGCCCTTCAGCGTTCGGCGCGTGTCCTGGCGAGGTCGCCAGGTCATCGCCGCCGCCCGCGAACGTTGCCGCAAGAAGCCGAGCGACGATCCCCACAAATCCGGCCGCGCCGCCTTCAGCCTGCATGGTGCCCACTTGAGCGTCGGTGACCGCGTAGCCCGCGCCCCGCAAGCCTGCGCCGATGATGCGCACGCAATCGGCTGCCTTCAGGCGGCCGCTGTCGAAGCGCTCCGCCAGCGCAACCATGTCCTCTTCGCCGAATGCGGCTTCCAGTTCGGCCAGCGCATTGAGCGTCAGGACGAGCCGATGCGCGGTGCCGTCCAGAACGGCCTCGACTTCGCCACGGTGCGTATTGGCCATGACCACATCCTCGTAAAATTGCGCCGGCGCCGTCAGATCGTCGTAAAGATCAGTTCGCCCGCGCTCTCCAGCGCGACATCGAACGCAACTTCGTTGTCGTGGCGGCCGGACAACTCGAAGGAGGCGATATGGAATGGCCCTTCGATGATCCCGAAATCCGGCACCGCGATCTGCCAGTTGCGGATCGTCCCATTGAACACGTACGAGCGGATCAATGCGTCCGAGCTTGCGTCCTTGAAGACGCCCGATCCCGTCACCCGTGCCGACTTGACGCCTCCGCCTTCCAGAAGCTCTCGCCACTGACCTGCGCTTTCCGCATGCGTGATCTCGACGCTCTCGGCATTGAACGCGATGCTGCGCGAGCGCAGCCCGGCGACGGTCGTGAATGCGCCCGCCCCCGTGCTATCGACCTTCAAGAGAAGGTTCTTGCCTTTCTGTGCTGCCATGTTGGGTTCTTTCCATTACGCGTGACCAAACCAACGCCCTTCCCGCTTGCGCGAGGAAAGGGCTAAAGCCGTGTTCCGCCCGCCGGGATCGGCGATGGGTGCTAAAGCGGCTCTGTCACCGCGCGAAAGCGCGCGGTGCCATGAAACGTCTCCCCATCGGGATCGCGGCGGGCGTCTGAAAACTCATGCCGCAGGTTGATGAGCCGGTGTCCGTCGAGCGCAAGCGCCGCATCATGCAAAGCCGCGCGTGCGGCCGCGATCACCGCATTCGCTTCCTTGCGCCCGGCCGCGCGCGACCAGACATGCAGGGTCAGCGTGTGCTCGCTGCCGTCTTCGCTTCCTGTCGACCAGTCGCGCTCCGTCGTCTGCCCGATGGTGACATAGGGAAACTGCGCGCGCTCGGGCACATCATCATAGACGCGCGGCCCACCCAGAGCGGTCAGAACATTTACATTGCTGGTCAAGCAGGCATGAAGCGCCTGCTGGAGGGCAAATCCGGCACTCGACATCGCATCACCTCTTTATGAACGTCTCAAGCAAGCGGATCTCAAAGATCACGCTCCTCCACGATGCATTTCAGCCAGCGGCCGCGTTCCTCGATATCGAGCACGCCGCGAATATCGAACGTGCGGGCGCCAAGCCTCAGCCGCATTTCAGGCGCGATCCCTGGGCGATGACGCATCCAGACATCGTGCGTCGCGCGGCCTGCGACACGGTCGAGCGTCAGATCCTCAGCCGCGATGCGCGGCCACAGCGCGGCCCAGACGTCGGCGACGTGAACCCAGGTGATAACCGCGCCGCCGCCGCCATCGGCTGCGCGCACGGGCCGCTCGATGCTGACCCGGTGGCGCAGATCGCCAATTTCGATTTGCGCGCTCATAAGCGGATTTTCCGGAACGGCGCGATCAGGTCGGAGACCGCCTCGGGAACGCGCGCCGCATCCGAGCCGATCTCGACCGCCTCGCGGCGTTCGTACCAATGGGCGATCAAAAGCAGCAGCGCGTGCCTGATCGGCGCAGGCACGTGCGCGCCCGTTGGACCAAAGCCCGCGTCGAAACCGATCTCAATTCCAGCCGCGGGCACGCCCGGATCGAGGCGCGTCGCGGCGTTCCACACCAGGCGCGGCGGCTTGGAGGCCAGATCGACGAGGTAGCTCGTCGAAGGAACCGTGAGCCAATCGCCCGACGCTGTTCTGACGCGCACGCCGGTGACGGCCTTCAGCGGCGACAGCGGGATCTCGATGTCATTGCCGCGCGGCCAGCGATCGAGCTGCAGCGTCCAGGCCTGATCTATCAAGGCGAGAGAAAGCGCGCTCTCGATGTGCAGCCTTGATGTCAGGATGAGGCTGCCGATCAGCACGTCTTCCGCCGTGCCATCCACGCGCAAGTGCGCCTTCGCCTCCTCCACCGTCAGGGGCTCGGAGATGGGCGCGCTCGTCATTACGAGTGCCATCGC